TGATATTTATCCAAAAAACAAATATACAATGGCTGACAAAAATTTTGATTATTTAGGTAACTCTTTCCAACTGCAACTTTTAAATCAAATTGTGGTTGATAAAGATTTTGCACACTCAATTGTGGAAGTACTTGAACCAAATTACTTTGAAAATAAGTACTACAAATTGATTGTTCAAATGGTTAAAGAATATTATGAAAAGTTTGAACACAGCCCAAGTTTTGAGACATTACAACAAAAAGCTAAAAGTGAAATTAGTCAGGAGTTATTGTTAAAAATAACTCTTGACACTATTTCAGATGTTAAAAATGTAGAAGATGAAGGAGTTCTATTCGTACAAGAAAAAGCATTAAAATTCTGTAAACAACAAGAGTTACAGAAGGTTATGGATAAGGCTAAGAAAATTATTGATAACGGAGAATTTGAGAGTTACGACACTCTTGAAGAAATGGTTAGAGAAGCCCTACAGGTTGGTAATGTGGATAGAGGAACGGGTGACGTGTTTGAAAATTTAGATGATGTTCTTGCAGATGATTACAGACACCCAATTCCTATGGGGATACCGGGTATTGATAACTTACTTAAAGGTGGGTTAGCAAAAGGTGAGATTGGTGTAATATTGGCACCTACAGGAGTTGGTAAATCAACACTGACTACTAAAATTGCCAATAACGCTTTCAATATGGGATTTAATGTTCTTCAGATATTTTTTGAGGATAACTATAAAATCATCCAAAGAAAACACTTTACGTGTTGGACAGGTATTCCACCTGATGACCTTGGAAATAATAAGGATAAAGTATTGGCAAAAGTTGCTGAGATTAAAGAGACGATGACCAATAAGTTAATTATGAAGAAGTTACCTTCTGACACATTAACTATGAATCAGATTAAAAATCAGATTAGAAAGTTGATTGCTGACGGTACTCGTATTGATATGGTTATTTTAGATTATATTGATTGTGTAACACCTGAAAAAGTTTTACAAGATGAGTGGAAGTCTGAAGGTTCAGTAATGAGAGGATTTGAATCAATGTGTCACGAATTGGACATCGCAGGGTGGACTGCAACTCAAGGTAATAGAAGTTCTATTTCATCTGATGTGGTAACAACAGACCAAATGGGTGGTTCTATTAAGAAAGCTCAAGTGGGACACGTTATCATTACGGTAGCAAAATCATTACAACAAAAAGAATTAAATCTTGCGACAATTGCAATTACAAAATCAAGAATTGGTAAAGATGGTGTTGTCTTTGAAAACTGTAAATTTAACAATGAAATGTTAGAAATTGATACAGAAAGTTCTATGACTTTCCTTGGACTTGAAGAACAAAAAGAGGAAAAGAATAGAAATAGAATAAAAGAAATTATGGAGAAAAGAAAACAACAAACAACATAATTATTAAAATAGAATAAGTAAAAATATGGAAAAATTATTAGAAAAAAATCCAAACCGATTTGTTATATTCCCAATTAAGCATAACGATATTTGGGAATATTATAAGATGCATCAAGCAGCGTTTTGGACGGCAGAAGAAATTGATTTAAGTGGTGACCTACGTGATTGGGAAAATTTATCAGATAACGAACAATATTTTGTAAAAAACATTTTATCGTTTTTTGCGGCATCAGATGGTATTGTAAATGAAAATTTAGCAGAAAATTTCTATCGGGAAGTACAATACCCTGAGGCGAAATTCTTCTATGGTATTCAGTTGGCTATGGAGAATATTCATAGTTTAATGTATTCTCTTCTTATTGATACTTACGTGTCAAATGAAGACGAGAAGAACAAATGTTTTACCGCTTTAGATAACTTACCAGCAGTTCAAAAGAAAGCTAAATGGGCTTTGGATTGGATTGATAATGCATCGTTTCAGGAAAGATTAGTTGCGTTTGCGGCAGTTGAGGGTATCTTCTTTTCAGGCTCATTCTGTTCTATCTTTTGGTTAAAATCAAGAGGTATTATGCAAGGATTGTGTAACGCTAACGCATTAATTTTTAAAGACGAAAACTTACACTGTGACTTTGCAATTCATTTATTAAACAATCACATTGAAAACAAACCGAGTGAGAAAAGAATTAAAGAAATTCTATTATCAGCATTAGAGATTGAGAAAGAGTTCATTACTGAATCACTACCAGTTTCACTTATTGGTATGAATTCAAATTTGATGAAACAATATCTTGAGTTTGTCGTTGATGGATTATTAGTAAAGTTTGGATGTAAAAAACAATTTAACGTTGAGCAACCATTTAAATTTATGGAACAAATCGCAGTTGAAACAAAAGGTAATTTCTTTGAGTCACGTACTGTTGAATATCAAAAAGCTAAGTTAAATGAGACTATTTCCTTTACTGACGATTTTTAATTTACTATCTTTTTAAACTATGATGTCACTTAAAATTAAAAAAAGAGGTGGGGACGATGCGTCCTTTAACCCACAAAAAATTTATCAAAGAATTAAACGTTCTTCAAAAGGATTGAACGTTAATTCAGATGAAATCTTTATCAAGGTTATCACTTCAGTACCAACTGAAGGTATTATTACAACAAAAGAATTAGATAAGTTAATCTATGAAATTGCCGCGGCATTTACAGGTAGTCATCACGATTATTCTCGTTTAGCGTCATCAGTTGCAATTTCATCTTACCATAAGGAAACTGACCCAAGTTTCTCAAATACTATGCATACTTTACACGTTGAAGGTGTTGTTAGTAATGAGTTAATGGAGATTGTTGAAAAATATGGTCCGTCTAATATTGACGAAATTATTAATCACGACAATGATTATAACTTTGACTATTTTGCATGGAGGTCACTTGCTGAAATGTACTTGTTAAAATTACCTGATGGTAAGGTTGTTGAAAGACCTCAACATATGTATATGAGAGTTGCTCTTTGGGTAACTAATACATTTGAAGAAGCGATGGAGTACTATCAATCATTGTCAACACAAAGAATATCTCCGGCAACTCCGATTATGATTAATGCTGGTACAAAGGTTCCACAGTTAGCATCTTGTGTCCTTCATTATAATGATTCAGATTCTCGTGAAGGTTTGTTGAATACAATGAGAGACATCTCAACCTATTCATCTGATGCTGCGGGTATCGGACTATCAATGTCTAACATTCGTAGTAAGGAGAGTCGTATTACATCTTCAGGTGGATATGCGGGTGGACTTTTAAAGTATTTGAAGATTGTAAACGAGTCACTTCGTTTCTTTAACCAACAAGGACGTAGACCTGGTTCCGCGGCAATCTATTTGGAACCTTGGCATAAAGATGTCTTTGATTTATTAGAGATTAAAAAGAACACAGGTGCTGAAGAGTTAAGAGCTCGTGATTTGTTTACCGCACTTTGGATTCCTGACAACTTTATGAACGCAGTTAAGAACAACGACGATTGGTATCTGTTCTGTCCTAACGATATTATTAAAGCGGGTATCAAACCATTACAAGAAAGTTACGGTGATGAATACGAAGAAAATTATAAATTAGCCGTAAGTATGGGTCTTGGTAAGAAAGTTAAGGCTCAGGAAATTTGGAATAAGATTATTGAATCACAAGTTGAAACGGGTGTTCCATATCTATGTTCTAAAGATAGTGCTAACAGAAAAACAAACCATCAGAACATTGGTGTTATTAAACAATCAAATCTTTGTAATGAAATCTATCAATACACTGACGAGAATATAACCGCAATCTGTACTCTTTCATCTATGGTGTTAAAGAACTATGTAAAAGATGGCGAGTTTGATTTTCAGGGGTTATACGAGGAAACACGTAAGGTTGTTAGAGCGTTAAACAAAGTTGTTAACATTAACAATTACTCAACTGAAAAAGGACGTAAGGGTGGATTATACCAGAGAGCAATTGCTATTGGAACTCAAGGACTTGCAGATGTATTCTATTTAATGGATTATATCTTCACATCTGATGAAGCTCGTAAATTGAATAAAGAAATCTTTGAAACAATTTATTTCGCATCAATTACCGAGAGTAACAAATTGTGTATGGATGGTAAATATGAACCATACGCTTACTTTAAAGGGTCACCAATGTCAAAAGGAGTATTCCAATTTGATATGTGGGGATTAAACGAAGATGAGTTATCAGGAAGATGGTCTTGGTCAACTCTAAAAGAAAGTGTTAGTAAGTATGGTGTTTGTAATTCATTATTTACAGCTCAAATGCCTGTAGCGTCTTCAGCTAAGATTACAGGGTCATATGAAATGACAGAACCTGCTCATTCGGCAATCTTCAACAGACGTGTAATTGGTGGTGAGATTATGATTGTTAACAAGTATTTGATTAGTGATTTTGAGAAGATTGGAATTTGGTCTGAGGACTTAAAGAATGAAATCATTATGAATGAAGGTTCAATTCAAGGAATTAACTTCTTGAATTATTTGGACCCTGAAGATAAAAGATATAACTTTAAAGTTAAGAGAATTGAAAGACTAATTGAAAAGTATAAAACAATTTGGGAAATCTCACAAAAGGCATTGATTGAAATGGCAGCTGACAGAGCACCGTTCATTGACCAGTCACAATCAATGAATATCTATATGTCAAACCCAACATTGTCAAAGATTTCATCATCACATTTTTATGGATGGGAAAAAGGATTGAAGACACTTTGTTATTACGTTAGAACAAGAGCAATCTCAACAGGAGCAAAACACTTGGCTATGGACGTATCAAAAATTAACAAACCAAAAGCGACTCCTGAACCACCAAAGGTTGATTACAGTTATATGAATTTACCTGACAAACCTGAAAATAGTGAATTTGATTGTTTTGGATGTTCTTCATAAAAAAATCCGATGTGTTATCCCGAGCTAAGTCGGGATTTTTTTTATTTATAAACTATTTATCGGTATGTCTAATATTATTCAGGAAGAAATTAAAAAAATCAGAGAGATGATGCTTTTGGAAAATTTAGTCCAAGAGGGTGGAGCGAAAAAATTAAAACAAACTTTAGACATTTTAAAAAAGAAAAAGAAAGTTTTATTATTAAGTTGTTCAAATAGGTATAATTGGGATGATAACAATATAGATGTTCCTAAATCAAAACTAATTGCAATGTATTTGAATGAAGAACTTGGAGACAAATCAGTTTTTATTGACGTTTCAGAATTGAAAATTTTACCTTGTGAAGGAAATGTATCAAGAAAAGATGGCAATAGTTGTGGACTTTTAAAGTCGTTACTTAAAGACGATAAAAAGAATCCTTCAGGATATCACAGATGTTGGGCTAGTTTAAATAATAAGACAGATGAACTTTGGAAAATATCTAAAGAACTTTTTGAGTCGGATGCTGTAATATTTTTTAGTTCGGTAAGATGGGGACAATCAAATATGTTTTATCAAAATCTAATTGAGAGATTGACTTGGATTGAAAATAGACATAATACTTTAGGTGAGAAAAATATCGTTGAAGGTATTGAGACAGGGTTTATTTGTGTTGGACAAAACTGGAATGGTGAGAATGTCACTAAAACTCAAATGGATGTTCACAAATTTTACGGATTTGAACCAAATAAAAAACTTTATTGGAATTGGCAATATACTACTGATGTTTACGACGAAACCAAATCTTCTTACAAAAAATCACATAAAAAATTTATTGATGATATGGGGTTATAAATTTATTATTAACTCCCTATTAATAACATCCCGATTTGTCGGGATTTTTTATTTTTAATCATTTATTGAAAATATTACGACATTATATTTATATCATATGGCGACAAACCAAACATACGGTGTAATTTTTCCTTTTAGGGATTCATTCTACGGAACTTACTTATCACTATCAACAACAACTGACGAAGAGATTAGAAGTAATTTGATTCATCTTTTATTAACTAGGAAGGGTTCAAGATATTTTTTACCTGATTTTGGAACAAGATTATAT